CTAAGCCCGCCCCGCCGCCATCTCCTCCGCCAACACCCGCGCGAACTCCTCCGCGCTGACATTCGGCCCCGCCTCCCCGCCCCCATGCGCCCGCACGAGCCCATCGAGCGCCGCATGGAAGGCGGGGAGCGTCATGCGGTCCACGTGTTCGGGGGTCCAGCCGGCGGCGGCCCCGGCGGCGTAGAAGACGGAGAGGTCGCCGGGGCGGTGGTGTCGCTCCCCTCCGTCGCCGGTTTTCCCGGCGCGGCCGGCGTCACGCCGTTCACCGCCGCCGCGACGATGGACCCGGCCAGCGGCAGGAAGTCGATCAGCGGCGCGTCGCGGTAGCGCAGCGCCAGGGCGCTCGCCTCCACGGCCGAGGTGCCGCCGCCCTCCAGCCCGAGGCGGATCGTGTCCCACACGTCCCGCACCGAGAACTGATGGCTCGCGATCCGCAGGAGGATCGCGCCGATGCCCGCGCCGGTCAGGCGCTCCAGTTCGCCGATCTCGCCCAGGCGCAGCTGGAAGCGGCGGCGCTGGCCGGCGAAGTCGGCATCGACCACCGTGCGGCCGGTGACGGCCCCGGTCACGCCGCCGCCGCCCAGGTGAGGGCGTCGTCGCCCCGGAACTGCGCCGTGAAGTTCACGAGGCCGTTGTTCTGGCTCGTCAGTTCCAGGCTCTCGAAGAACACCGCGCCGGTGTAGGTGCCGCCGCCCTGCGCCGCGCTCTTGTCGATGAGGAACTGGTAGCGGTGCGGCGTCTCGGCATTCGCGTCGGCCTGCAGGTCCTGAAAGCGCTTGGCGTCGGCCACGCCCGCCAGCCGGCCGCTCCAGCCGCGCGAGGTCAGGATGCTCTTGCGGTTCGGGATCGCCAGCGGCGTGTCGCAATCGGGCACCGTCGCGTCCTCGAAGGTGTTCGTCTGCGTCAGCGTCTTCGTCTGCGCGATGCAGAGGAAGGTGAAGGTCTCCGGCGCGCCGCCGGCCGAGCGCAGCACCCGGAAGCGGTTGCCGGCGAGGAGATCGGGGGAACTCATGGGGCCGCGTCCTTGGCGATGGTGGTGGTGAGGTCGAGGAACAGCGCCTTCGGGGCCAGGGGATCGATCACGTCGCCCGCCTGGGTGACGTCGAGGCGGCTCTGCAGGCTGAAGGGCGCGGGCAGCGCCACGGCCGGGGCGTCCTTCCCGTCGAGGGCGGTCGCGATCGCCTCGATGAGGCGCCAGCCGAGGATGCGCCCGAAGGCCGTCGTCACCGCGTAGATCCGGCAGCGGATCTGCCACACCGTGGCGCAGTCGAAGGGCACGCGCTGCCGGTTGATCGGGCCGAGATAGATGTAGGGCGCGCCCGTGCCGGGCTTGCGGTCGTTCGGCACCTCGTCGAACACCCGGCCCGCCACCAGGGCGGCGACGGCCGGATCGGCCACCAGCAGGTCGGTGATCGCCGCCATGAGGGCGGTTTCCGGCGTCACGGCGCGGGATCGATCGGCTTCGGCGCGGGCGCGGGCGCGGGCGGCGCCTCGTCGGCGATCCGCTCGCCCGCGCCGCTCGCCTCGATGATCGCCACATGGGCGCTCGGCACACGCTCGTAGGGCTCCGGCCGCGCGATGTAGATGACCGTCGCGACATCGTTCGCCCGCACGACGATGTCCCGGCCGACGCGCACCTTCGGCATGGTCACGGCTCTCCCTCGGTCCAGACGGTCGCGGGGGCGTCGGCGAGGCCGTCGCGCCACAGCGCCAGGCCCTCGCGGACGGCATCCCAGAAGAACGGCTCGGCCGCCACCGCGCCCGCCCCCGCCGCGCCCCGCGCATGCAGGGCGGCGTGGGTGTCGGCGGCGAAGAACGCCGCGTCGGCGACTACCGCAGTCCGGTGGCCGAACTCCACATGGCGGGCGTAGTCGGCGGCGCCGTGGATGGCGCTCGCCTCCACGGTGATGAGAGACCCGTCCCTGCGCCAGCCGATCCCGTGCAGCAGGCGCCCGGTATCGACCGGCACCCGGCCGCGCATCGTCTCCACCATCCGCGCCGCCGCCGCCTCGGCCGCGTGGTCGCCGCGCAGCGCCAGCTTCACCGCGTACTTGGCAATCTGGCCGGAGAGGCGTTCGAGGCCGACGATGTCGGCGGCGGCGTCGAGGAGCCGGAGGCCCGGCAGCACGCCCGGCGCCCGGCGGAAGGCCCGGGCCGCCGGGGTGATGTCGAGGGCGGACTGGACGCGGCCGGCCCCCGCGGCGAGGTCGCCGAGATCGAGGCTCATGCGCCGCCGAGATGCGAGGAGACGCGCAGGCGGATCAGGCGGCTTCGCCGGTCGGGCAGGCCGACGCCCTCGATGGCGAAGTCCCGGCCGAGGATGAGGCAGCGGTCCGCGTTGGTGAGCGTGCGCGACTGGGCCGTGTCGCGCACCACGAGGGTGCCGCTCTCCACGTCCTGCGCCCGGCCGCCCTCGGCGGCCTCGCGGGACGTTTCCTGGCGGTAATTCCCCCAGAGGGTGAACGCCGCCTCATACGCGCCGCGCTCGCGGCCCTCGCCGGGGCGCTGGAGGAAGGTGACCCGCAGGTCGAGCCGGCCGGGATCCATCACCCGTTCCCCCAGCGGCGGAAAGGCGCCAGCAGGGCCGCCACGGCGCGGTTCCCAGCGAGGGCGACGTCGCCGAGGCGGTTCTCGTAGAGCAGCGCGATCATGATCAGCATGGCCTGCAGGATCGGCGGCGGCACGGCGTGGGCGGCACCGCCATCGGCGGCGGGCGGGTAGCCGGCCCGGTAGCGCAGGCGCACCGCGTCGGGCCGCGCCGCGGTCGCCGGCCAGGTCTGGCCGGGCGCGGGCAGGAGCACGTCGCCGTCGAGGAGGCAGGCGGATGGCGGGAGGGTGGCCGCGCGGCCGTCCGGGGCCGTGAAGGACACCGCGACGATCCCGTTCACCGGGCCGCACGGCAGGGGGACGCCGTCGAGGGCGGGGAAACCCGGCGCACGGAGTTCGAGGATCTGCGGCCCGAGGGACGCGCCGAGCCAGCCGCCCGGCCCGTCGCAATGGGCCTGGGCGACCGCGATGAGGTCGCGCAGGGTGTCGTCGGCCTCGTCGGTGTCCGGACGGACATGCGCCTTCACCTGGGCGAGGGTGAGCAGAGCAGGCGGCGGCTCGACGACGGTGGGGGTCACGGCCGCCCGGCCGGCGCGGCCCGGCGGCGGCGGTCGGCGTCGAGGTCCCGTTGCGACACCTGATGTGGGGCGCCAGCGGCGGATCCTCGCGGCCGTCGAGGGATTCGACCGGCTCGGCATGGTCGAGGCGCTGCAGGTCCCGCGCATGGGCGAGGTCCGTCTCGAACCGGTCGCCGGCTTCGACGAGGCCGTTCCTGTCGCTGCGCAGGCGGGGATTGTGGAAGGTGGTCTTGGCCGTCATGGCGACGAGATCGGACAAACGGAATTCTCCAGGGGGCACGAGCAGGGGGCACGAGCAGGGGGCAGGAGGATGAGGAGGCGCGCGGGGATCAGCCGCCGGACTGGGCCGCGAAGGTGCCCTTGATGAGCGCCTGGGGCCGCCGCACGACGAGGGCGAGGCGTTCCTCGGCCAGCAGCGTCACCATGTTCTTCACGAAGTTGTCCCGGTCCTCGGTGGAGATCAGGACGGCCGCATCCTCGCGGTCGAAGATCTGCGCCGCGTAGCGCAACGCCCCGGTGAGGAAGGCGTTCTGCGGCATCGCCAGGGAGACGGCGACCGGCAGGCCCCAGAGCGTCGGGCCGATCAGGCCGGCGGGGTTCGCCCAGATGTAGCGGCCTTGAGAATCCTTCGTGAGCTCGATCGCCGCCCAATCGGCCGGGTTCAGGACGTGGCCCGTCGCCGGATAGAGGGCGAGCGTCGCCTGGAGCATGGCGAGGCGGATCCGGTCGATCCGCGTCTCGCCCGCCACCGTCACGCCGGTCGGGGCGGCATAGGCCGTCGCCTGCGGCATCAGGCCGAGGAGGTTGGTGCCGGTGCCGTCGCCGAGGAGGAGTTGCTGTTCCTCGGCGAATTCCAGCCCGTAGCGCAACTCGCCGTCGATCTCGCTCTGCAATTGCGGCGCGTCGGACAGGATCTGCTTCGAGGCCGGGATCCAGTGGGCGATGGTCGCCACCTTGGTGTTGGTGATGTCCCACTGGATGTCCGATTGCGGCTTGGCCGCGGACGGGTTTTCCGCGACCGTCGCCGCGTTCAGGGTGCGCACGGTCTGGCGGGCATACTCGATGATGCTCGACGCGGTGCGGCCCGGCATCAGCAGAGCGCGGATCGTCAGGGGCCGCCGCGGCAGGTCCCTCCCGTCGACCCGGTCGGCCGGCACGAGGGCTGTGGTGGCCGACACGCCCGTGGCCGAGGCCGCGGTGATCGCCTTGACCTCGACGGCGAGGGAGCCCTTCCAGCTGTCGCCGCGCTGGCCCGCCGCCTTCAC